ATTATCAACGGCGTTAAAAATTCGGCTTCTATTCGCTTCTTGGCGAAGGTTGCAAATATGTTGAAGCCGGAGGACATCACGAAGGAGCGCAAGCGCTTCACAGCGGATAACCTTTCGGCGGAAAATCAGTCGGGAATGGTGATCTACGACGCGAAGTTTGCTGACGTGAAGCCGATCGAAAGCAAGCCGTTCACGGTCAACGCCGCGCAGATGGCGCAGATCAACGAAAACGTGTTTAACTACTTCGGCACGAATGCGGGCATTCTGCAAAACAAATACACGGAGGACGAATGGAACGCGTATTACGAAGGCAAGATCGAGCCTTTCGCGATCCAGCTTTCGCTTGTTATGTCGAATATGACGTACACGGCGCGGGAATTGTCCTTCGGGAACGCGATCACGTTTACCGCGAACCGCTTACAATACGCAAGCAATCAAACGAAGCTGAATATCAGCACACAGTTATTTGACCGCGGCTTGCTGAACCGCAACGGCGTTATGGACGTTTGGAACATGGCGCACGTTGAGGGCGGCGAGAAATATTATATCCGCAAGGAATACGCGGAAGTTTCAGAATTAGGAAAGGAGGTTACACCAAATGCCGGTGGTGAAGGAACGGGAGTACCGACAAATGTTCCAGCCGTTGATGATCCCGCAGGGGACGACGGAAAAGAGGTTTGACACCGATTTTTACGTTGAAGGCTTCGCGACAACGTTTGATAAACCGTATGTTATGTACGAATACGGCGGGATCAAATATTGCGAAGTGATCGACCGGAACGCGCTTGTCGGCGCGGACTTATCCGACGTTATTATGCAATTCGATCATTCGGGTATGGTTTTCGCCCGAAACAAGATGGCAAAGAACAAGCCGCCTTCCCTGCTTTTAGAGCCGCAGGAAAGCGGCTTGTTTATTGCGGCAAATTTGAGCCTTACGGAAGAAGCAAAGCGCCTATATGCAAGCATTGACGCGGGCTTAATTTGCAAAATGTCGTGGGCGTTCACGGTATCCGAGGACGCATATAACAAAGACACGCACACAAGAACGATCTTGAAGATCAAGAAGGTTTACGACGTTTCCGCCGTGAGTTATCCGGCGAACGCCGATACCGATATTTCCGCGCGTTCCTACTTCGACGGAGTGATCGAAGCAGAGAAGCGGGAGGCGTTAGCGCGGAAGGCACAAATCCTAAAAATCAAACTTATGATGGAGGTTTAACACAATGAGAATTAAAGAGATCGAAGCCCGTCTTGCGGCTATCAAGCAGGACATTGAAGCCCGTGGCGAGAGCATGACCGCCGAGGAAATCAACGCGCTGGAGCAGGAAACCGCACAGCTTACCGAAGAGCGCGCCGGACTGATTGCCGCCGCAGAGAAGCGCAACGGCATTCTTGACAATATCGCGAAGGGCGCGGGCATTGTTTCCCGTTCCTTCCAGCAGAACAACGGCGACGACAACGCCGCGCCCGATGATCCCTTCGGTACGCCCGAATATCGTTCCGCGTGGCTGAAAAACATTCGCCGCCTTCCGCTGAACGACGCAGAGAAGCGCGCATTCAGCAACGCCAGCGGCGCGGGTGCGGAGGTTATCCCGACGCAGACCGCGAACGAGATTATCAGCAAGGTAAAGACGCTTGCGCCTATGCTGAATGAAGTTACCCTTCTGCACGTCAAAGGCGCGGTGAAGTTCGCCGTTGAGGGTACGAACAACGATGCGGCGATCCATAAGGAAAACGCAGCTATTACGGCGGCGGCTGATACCCTTACCACCGTAACGCTGACCGGATACGAGATTATCAAGCTGGTTCAGATTTCCGATACCGTTATGACAATGAGCATTGCGGCGTTTGAAAACTGGATCGTTGATATGCTTGCAGAGGCGATCGCCCGCAAGGTTGAAGATTTCTTCATTAACGGAACAGGTTCTTCCCAGCCGAAGGGCATTGACAAGGCAAACACTTGGGGCGCAACGAACAGCGTTACCGTAGCAAAAGCCGGTTCCCTTACCGCCGCAAACGTGCAAACGCTGATCGGGCTTCTGAACGCTGGATACGACCGTAACGCAAAATTCGTTATGAGCAAGAAAACCTTGTTTACGGATTTTATGCCGTTGCAGGACACCAGCAAGAACCATATTGTAACCGTGCAGGGCAACAGCTACTTCGTTTACGGCTATCCGGTTCTTCTGTCCGACTACGTGAAGGAACACGAAGCCTTCTTGGGTGACTTCAAGAAGGTGTGTGCAAACCTTGCGGAAGATATTAACGTGAAGAACGCCTATGACATCGACACGAACAGTTACAAATACAGCGGTATTGCGATCTTCGATTGCACGCCCGCGATCGGCGAAGCCTTCGTGAAGCTGGTCAAGGCGACCGACTAAAGCGGGAGGGCTGACAAATGCTTGACAAGGTAAAGCTGGCGTTGCGGTTGAGCGGGACGGCGCTTGACGGCGAAGTTTCCGATCTCATAAACGCGGCGATTGCTGATCTTCGCCTTGTCGGTATCAACATTCCGGCGGAAGCGGGATCGTCCAGTAAAACGCTGGGCGATCCCCTTCTTGATCGGGCGGTTGTGCTTTATGCAAAGGCGGAATTCGGCTTCAATGACGACGCGGAGCGTTACCGCAACGCATACGATTATTTGAAGTGCGCCTTGTCGCTGACCGCTGATTACACCGAAGAAAGCGAGGGTAAATAAATGAGATGGGGCGAACAAATAACATTGGTTGCCTTGTCTGAACCTTCGCCGCGCACGAACGAACACGGCTTCCCCGTCGCCCGCACAGAAACCGCGACAACGGTTTTCGCTGACAAGAAATCCGTGGGCTTTTCGGAGTTCTACAAGGCGCAACAGGCGGGATATACGACGGAATTAAAATTCGACGTGCATTCCTTCGAGTATGAGGAACAGCAGATCGTGGAATATCCCGTTTCGAGCGGGAAACGGTATCGCGTCCTTCGGACGTACACGCACGGGAACGGAGAATTTACAGAGTTGACGCTGGTTAATCTTCCGGAAGCGGAAGGGGGCGGCAACAATGGCGAAGTTTAACGTTGTCGGGCTGGACGACGTACAAGAAGCAATGCTTCGGCAAGACGCGATCGTTGAAGAAGCCGTGCCGGAAATGCTCAAAGCGGGTGGCGCAGTAATGCAGAAGGCACAGCAAGAAGAGATCAAGACAAGGTTCAACAGCAGACGAAGCACGGGGGCGCTTCTTGCGTCCATCAAAGTATCCGCCGTGAAAGAGATTGACGGCGGAAAACGGGTTGAAATCTATCCGAACGGAAAGGACAAGCACGGAGTACGCAACGCGGAAAAAGGCTTCGTCCTTAATTACGGGCGTTCAAATATGCCCGCGCGCCCGTGGTTCGCGGCGGCGAATGAAAAGGCGGCGGACGACGTTGTTTCGGAAATGCGCCGCGTATGGGAGGAAAAGCAAAATGAAGAACGTTGACAGCTTGTTAAAAGCGGAGCTTGAAAAGCTGGGCGTTCCCGTCGAACGCCTTAAATACGGCGGGAAGGCGGCTTGCTTTATCGTCTATCAGCTTGTCGTGGGGCGCGACACGTTCTTTTCAGACGATGAAGAGGGCGCGCAGGAATTCACGTATCAAGTACACGTCTATTCAAAAACGGATTACATCGACATTCTTCAACGCTTGAAAACAGCATTGAAGGCGGCGGGGTTCTACGCGATCACGATAGACGCGGAAACATACGAACAGGACACGGGATATTACCACGTTCCCGTTGAAATCAAGTATATGGAGGTATGACACATGGCAACAATCGGTTTGCGCGATCTTTACCGCGCACCCATCACGATCGGCACGTCCGGCGCGGAGGAATACGGAACGCCCGTGCGTATGGCGAAAGCTATTTCGGCGGAGCTTTCCGTTGAAGTCGCCGAAGCGATCCTTTACGCCGACGACGGCGCGGACGAAGTTGTAAAAGAATTCGTATCCGGAGAAATCACGCTGAACGTGAACGATCTTCTTCCGGCTGATCTTGCCGCCCTGCTTGGACAGAAGCAGGACACGGACAAGGTTGTTTACGGTTCTGACAGCGACGAAGCGCCCTATACCGCAATCGGCTTCCGCGCGAAGAAGGCGGGCGGAACGTACAAGTACATTTGGCTTTACAAGGTCAAATTCGCGATCCCCGATGAAAACTACACCACGAAGGGCGACAGTATCGAATTTACTACGCCGGAGATCGTCGGACAGTTTATCAAGCGTTCCGACGGATTGTGGAAGGCTGAACACGTCGCAGAGCCTACGAACAGCGTGGCGACGGCTTGGTTCACTTCCGTTCGTGAGCCTAACAACGCGGGCGGTTAATCGAATATCGAAAGGAGGAACGGCGGGAAGTCTG